GGCAACTGCTCCTATCCGCACAAACATGTCATCTTAGATGAGGACAGCCTGAAAGCTGCTATCTGCCATGATTATGTCTGTGCAGAATATAAAAACAACTACCGCAATGGCGATAATTTCATTGGCAGCGACTGCCTTCCTGTGGATTGCGATAATGATCACTCTGAGAATCCGGATGACTGGGTCACCCCTGACGATATCATGCAGGCCTTTCCTGGTGTCAGCTTTGCGATCCACTATAGCCGCTACAACAATCGTGAGAAAAACGGAAAAGCAGCAAGACCGAAGTTCCATGTGCTGTTTCCAATCGAATATGTATCGGATGCTTCACTCTACAGCGACATGAAAAAGCTGGTCAATTCCATATTCCCGTATTTTGATACACAAGCACTGGATGCAGCTCGTTTCTTTTTTGGAACAACTACTGCGGATGTTGCGATCTATCCGGGACGCATGAATCTGACTGAGTTCTTGGATGGGGATCTGTTCGATGAAGATTTACCGGATGGTCAATACGACGGTTCTGCTATTCCGGAAGGAAGTCGTAATGCAACTATGTCTCGTTTTGCCGGTCGTGTCATCAAGAAATACGGTGACTGTGACAAAGCATATCAGACATTTATAGAAGAATCGACAAAGTGCACACCTCCACTGGAAGCCTCTGAACTTGCAACTATCTGGCACAGTGCACAGCGTTTTTATGCAAGACTCTCCCAGCAGGATGGTTACATTGCACCGGAAGTATATAACGACCCTTCCTGTTACAAGCCTGGAGACTATTCTGATGTAGGACAAGCTGAGGTGTTGGCAAAATACTTCTCCGGTGAGCTTCGCTACTCTCCGGCTACACACTTTATCCGATACTCTGACCATTACTGGCAGGAATCCGAACCAGGTGCACAGGCTGTGGCCCATGAGCTTACCAGAAGACAGCTTAAGGAAGCTGACAACGACATGCTTGATGCTCTTGACAAATTGAAAAACTCCGGTGCGCAGTCCCTGCTTGATTCCATGTCTAAGTCCAAGGCAGAACAGCTTATGAATGAGGACCAGATGGAAGCATATCAGGAATTTATATCCGCAAAAGCATATCAGCAGTTTGCTATAAAGCGCAGGGATTCCAAGAATATCACTTCCACGCTGAAAGAGTCCCGTCCGATGCTGGAAATCTCGCCTCGTGACCTTGATGCCGACTGCTTTGCTCTGTGTACACCAGAAGCAACCTATGATTTGCGTAAAGGGATGGCTGGTGCACGAGAACACCGTCCAGAAGATTTCATTACCAAAATTACATCGGTGTCTCCGAATTACAAGGGACAGCAGATTTGGCTGGACTGCCTTGATCTCATCTTTCAGAGCAATCAGGAACTCATCGATTATGTTCAGATGATTTGTGGTCTGGCCGCCATCGGCAAGGTTTACGTGGAGGCACTCATCATCGCCTACGGTGATGGACGCAATGGTAAATCCACCTTCTGGAACGCCATCTCCAGAGTGCTAGGTCTTTACTCCGGTAACATTTCTGCAGATACGCTCACTGTTGGATGCCGCAGAAACATCAAACCGGAAATGGCGGAGGTCAAAGGTAAAAGACTCCTCATCGCTGCCGAGATGCAGGAAGGTGCTCGTCTGAACGATTCCACCGTCAAGCAGCTCTGCTCCACCGATGATGTCTTCGCAGAAAAGAAATACAAGGACCCATTCTCTTTCAAACCCTGCCACACGCTGGTGCTTTACACCAACCATCTGCCTCGTGTCTCTGCATCCGATGACGGCATCTGGAGACGACTCATCGTCATCCCGTTCAATGCCAAAATTACCGGAAGCAACGACATCAAGAACTATAGCGAGTATCTCTATGACAACGCTGGCGGTAGCATTTTGGCGTGGGTCATCGAAGGTGCCAAAAAAGTCATCGAGTCTGATTACCAGATTCCCGTGCCGGAGTGTGTACAGAATGCCATTGATGAATATCGCAGCCAGAACGATTGGTTTGGTCACTTTCTTTCTGACAAATGCGAAGTTGACCAGTCCTATAAAGAAAGCTCTTCTTCTCTTTATCAGGCCTATCGCAACTATTCTCTGGATTGCAACGAGTATGTGCGCAGTACCGCTGACTTCTACTTTGCGTTGGAGAAAGCTGGCTTTGAGCGAGTTACCATGAGCAGGAAGCGTTACTTTAAAGGCCTGCGCTTACGTGAGGATACCGGTGCAGACGAGGATTTTATGAATTAGGGCCACTTATGACAAGGTGTATCAAGGTGTTTTATAAAACTTTTCTTAGGCCTACAAAAATATGAATAAGAAAAAGTATGGAAAATACCATTGATACACCTTGCACGTCTTCAATTTAACAGCCTGATGGAGGATAAATATGTTAGAAAAAACGATAGAAAAGAAATTGACAACTGCAGTAAAAAAGGCTGGTGGTATCGCACCGAAGTTCGTGTCTCCTTCTTTCGCAGGGATGCCCGACCGCCTGATCTTATTACCTGATGGGAAGTTTGCCTTTGCGGAATTAAAGGCACCTGGAGAATCCCCACGCCCACTGCAAAAGGCACGGCACAGACTCCTGCACTCTCTGGGCTTTCGAGTCTATGTGATTGATAGCGTCGAGCAGATTGGAGGAATGATTGATGAACTTCGTACCTCATGATTACCAGGCCTATGCCATCGATTATATTGAAACACATCCTATAGCTGCCGTCCTGCTCGATATGGGTCTTGGAAAAACAGTCATTTCTCTAACTGCCATCGCTGATCTGTTATTCGACAGCTTTGAAGCCCACCGCATTCTTGTGATTGCCCCACTTCGAGTGGCCAGAGACACATGGCCTGCTGAAATCGAGAAATGGCAGCATCTGAAGCACCTAACCTTTGCTGTCTGCGTCGGAACACCGAAAGAACGAAAAGCCTCTTTGATGACCAGAGCCGATATAACAATCATCAACAGAGAAAATCTTCAATGGCTTATTGAGTCCAGTGGATTTCCCTTCGACTACGATATGGTAGTCATTGACGAGCTCTCTTCCTTCAAAAATCATAATTCAAAGAGGTTCAAATCTCTGCTGAAGGTAAGACCCAGCGTCAAGCGCATCATCGGTCTCACCGGAACACCAAGCAGTAACGGCCTCATGGATTTGTGGGCCGAGTTTCGACTGCTGGATTTAGGGAAACGCCTTGGCCGCTTCATTACCGAGTACCGAAACAACTACTTTATACCAGACAAGAGGAATGGTCAGATCATCTATTCCTATAAGCCACAGCCCTACGCGGAGGAACGTATCTATAGTCAAATTTCTGATATCACCATTTCTATGAAATCGACAGACCATCTGAAGATGCCAGAACTCATCTCTTCTGAGTATGAGGTTCATTTGTCCGAAGATGAAGTTGCCAGATACGAGGAATTAAAGAGCGACTTGGTGCTAGAACTCCCTGATGGAGAAATCACCGCAGCAAATGCCGCTTCTCTCACCGGAAAACTATCACAGCTTGCCAACGGTGCCATTTATTCTGATACCGGTGAAATCATCGAGTTCCATGACAGAAAGCTGGATGCTCTGGAGGATATCATCGAATCCGCAAATGGCAAACCTGTTCTTGTAGCCTATTGGTTCAAGCACGACCTCTCCCGTATCAAAAAGCGCTTTGATGTGAGAGAGATAAAGTCCAGCAAGGACATCACCGACTGGAATGCCGGAAAAATCCCGGTTGCAGTCATTCATCCTGCATCTGCCGGTCATGGACTCAATCTACAGGCTGGTGGCTCCACCCTTATCTGGTTTGGGCTGACATGGTCTCTTGAATTATATCAGCAGACCAACGCCCGACTTTGGAGACAGGGTCAAACCTCCGGAACCGTGGTGATAGAACATATCATCACTAAAGGAACCATTGATGAGCGTATCTTGAAGGCTCTCTCCAAGAAGGAGTTGACACAAAACGCCCTTATCGATGCGGTAAAAGCAAATCTATGACAGCCTTTGACAAAACACGACAATCCGTGCA